TATATACAAGTCGATGATGCGTTCTTCGACATGCAAGACCGGCGCGAGATCAGCAGGCACACTTTCAACGCCCTGTTCCGGCACATAGATTGCAAGTCAGTTCATAATACAAAACGCCGTATTGAAGCGGCTACGTCGTTCGATGAGCTACGCCAAGCCAAGGGAGCCAAGGCTCTGGTCGGTGTCACTTACGCCGCCGGTGAGTCCGTGTTGGTCGCTCGTGACGGCATGGTCTACGGCAACCGCTGGCGCGATGCGCGACCCAAGGCCGCGCCTGGTGACATCAGTCAGTGGCTCGCGCACGTCGAGCGCATGGTGCCTGAGAAGTTCGAGCGCGAGCACCTGCTCAACGCGCTGGCGCATAAAGTGCAGTTCCCCACACACAAGATCAACCATGCCATCCTGATGGGCGGCAACCACGGATCGGGCAAGGACACCCTCTTTGCGCCGTTCTTTTGGGCAATCGGTGGTCGCGCCAAGGTGAATTGCAGCATGATCAAGAATGAAGACCTGACCTCGCAATGGGGCTACGGGCTGGAATGCGAGGTCATGGAGATCGCCGAGTTGCGCCAAGCAGAGGCAAAAGACCGCCGCGCATTGGAAAACCACCTAAAGCCCATCATCGCCGCGCCGCCAGAGTACCTGATGGTCAACCGTAAGGGTTTGCACCCATACTACGCCCTGAATCGTGTATTCGTGGTCGCGTTCAGTAATGAGCGTGTGGCCATCAGCATCCCCAGCGAAGACCGCCGCTGGTTTGTGATCTGGGCAGAGGCATCTAAACTGCCAGAGGCTCAGGCGGTGAGCTTGTGGAACTGGTATCAGCACCGTGGCGGCTTTGAAGCCGTTGCCCATTACCTACACACCCGTGACGTGTCAGCCTGGAACCCGACCGCGCCGCCGCCAATGACTGAGGCCAAGGCCATCATGGTCGAGCATGGCATGAGCACCGCCGAGTCGTTCCTGGTTGACCTCATGCGCCGCCGCGCTGGCGAATTCTCGCGCGGTGTCGTTGGTGGCCCGTTCCATCCGATCTGCGACCGTTTGCAGGGTCAGGCACCTGTCGGGACTAAGATCGTACAGGCCGCACTCCTACACGCGCTGAAAGAAGCCGGATGGGTAGATATGGGTCGAATCAAGTCGCGGGACTACGACAGCAAAAAGCACGTTTTTTGCGTCCGTGAGATGGTCGATATATCGAAGTCAGACCTGCGCCGGATGGTCGAGCAATAAAAAAAAGAGCCCCTGTGAAGGGGCTCGTTAAGTTTAGGCAACTGCTCAGAGGCCAAGCAGAACGGCAAGTATAGCGGCAATGATGGCCGCGCAGATTATGGCCACGAATGCCCCAGCGCCTCGGCTTCGATCTGGTCGATAATCGCAAAGGGTAGCAGGCCATGCACGTCAGTGGCCCCTATATAGGCACCTACTAGCGTCATGCGCTCGGGCTCGGTTTCGTCGCCCGCGTCGTACTCTAAGTGGCATATGATCTCGTCACCGTTTGGGTGGTCAAAAGTAAATTCAACCTCACCGATACCGCGCGCCGGTGTCATACCGGCCATGAGGCACTCGTCGAGCTCTTCGCGGAGCTCGCGCGCCTGATCGGTCAGCGCGCCCATGTCTTCGCGCAACACTTCATTTTCAGCGACCGCCAGTCCCAGCGCTTCAGTTAAGTCGTCGATTCTGGCCAGTAGGTCAGCGCGGCCAATGTCGCCCGCAGCGTATGCGGCCCGTTCATGTTCGATTGTGTTCATGTCATGCTCCAGAAATAAAGAATAAAGGGTAAGGCAATGCACAAAGCAAAACCCAGCGCGTCGAAAAATTGTTTCGTTGTCATAGAACCCCCATAAAGTGACCGTCGTCGTCAAAAACCACCACGAAAAACCCGCGCGGGCTCCCGTGCACCTCATAGCGCCACGCGTCGCGCTCCTGTAGCGTCAATTCATCGGCCAGTGCCTGCGCCTGGCCCTTGTGTGTGTAATAGGTCATGCTGCCACCAATTGAATAACTCGGCGCGCATGACCGGCGGCATGGTCTGCGATGACGACGTCACGGGCTTGAATCGACGTGCCCGAGCAGAGAGTACATTTCGCGCATGTCGATTTACGCAAACCCTCCGCGCTCGCTGGGCATACTGCTTCACCGGCTTGTTTGTCAACACCGATAGACACACGAAAAACGCGCATGCCGAGCAGGTTTGCATGCGCGGCCTGGTCGATAGTATCGGCGCTGGCCATGACCAGCGGAGCCCATGCCTGGGCATCAAAATCGGCGCGCGCCCATTGGTGTGTATATCCACGGTGACCGGCTGCGAATCGAATAATCTGATTCCACATTGTGACCGGCGCTGCGAACGGGTCGCCATACGTGCCCAGGCGCACAATTTTGCCTTGTAAGGCTTTGGCAATTGTGGCCGGATCGGCTTTGACGTATCGGCCGCGTTTGTATGCGTTATAAACGGCCAGCACTGACTTAGCCACCTGTACGTAGCATGGCACTTTGCCGGATTTTCGCGCCAGCACTGGCCGGTGCTCACAATCTCCGCAGATCGACTCATCAGCGCCGGTTTGCAGTGCTTCGACTGGGTTAACGTCGCTGCGAATAATAAAGGTTTGCACAATCGCGCCGGTCTTTTCATTCTTAGAATCGGCGTCGATCTTATTCACAATGACGACAATGGGCGAGCCGTCGATCTCTGACGGGCCTTCATATGCGATATAACCGAGAATTTTCATACTGTACTTTCGTTTAGTTGAGGGTTGTGGATGTTGCGATTAAACGCGTCTGCATGTGCGCCGGATAGCTCGAAAAGATTTGGCACAGGGTTATGTCGTCAGCGACTAGCTCAGTGGCTGCAATGACGGCCTGAATAGCGCGGAATTCAGTTTCAGCGTCTACTATGTACTGTTGACGGTTTGCGGCAATGATGTATTTCATGATATTTGCGCCTCTTCAAAGATTTCAGGGTAATCATTGGCTAACCAATTTTGACCGGCTTCTAAGGCTTCCGGCAGCGTCTTAAACGATGCAAGGAATTCGATTTCATCAAACAATACAAAGCAGCCGCATTTTTTGGCCTTGATAGTGACAAGGCCGTCACCGTCGGCGCAATATTCGGCAGTTGAATCGTCCCATTCATTAGACGGGTAAATTGTCCATGTGATTTTGCTAGAGTTAATTGTTTCGAATTTCATTTTGGGCTCCATGCGTCGGCAGCGTCGACAAGATGCGCAAACGGGCTCACGTAGCCAATTTTGGCTTTGATGACATCCTCGCACTCACACACTAAATTGTGCAGCTCCATGCGCGTCAAATCGGGCATAGCGTCGCTAATCATGTCGGCGAGATCAAACGCGTTGAAGTCGGTGAAACCTTGCTCTATGTAATAGTCTGCGAAATTCTCAACAATGCTTTTCATGGTGTTTCCTTTGGTTAAATTTACTGGACTCTCTATATATACATGAGAGAATCGTGCCAACGCTTGTAAGTGATTGATTTACAAGACCCCTCCAAAACCCTATGTAAGGAAATTACTTACAAATGTGGTGCGTGTGGGGTTGGTGTGGATAGTGTCGTTTGCCCACAAAAAAATCAAGCGCGGCCTAGTGAAAATGGCATTGTGGACTATGTACCCATCTAATTCTGTATTTGTTTTACAATTTCATGATGTATTTCATATGGTGAAACGTTGTTTCATTGCAACGCTAGTTTAGCGAGCGACTGTGAAACGCTAAAACGTTGTCCACATTGCCCACATGACCCACACGCATGCAAACCACTTATATGTTAGTGGCCACTAACTGGCGTGAAAATCTAAGTGAGTGACCACTAACCAGGCTAAGTGAGTGACCACTAACATCCCCAAGTTAGTATGTACTTACTTGTCAAATTTATATGTTAGTAGCCACTAACTTCCAGGTGTATGTAAGTGCTTACTAACTTAGGGCTGTAAGGATTTGGTAAGGCTCGGAGGGGAGGGGGGTAGGGCCCGCGCCAGGGGCCCAACGGTGACGGAGGTTTCACAAACAATTTTTTTATTTTTTAAAAACGGCTACAAGTTCAAAACCGCTGTCCAAGTTGCCCACATGACCCACATCATTTACACTCCGCACATGACGTTTCACAGCCTACCTTTTGCACCGCGCAAGATTGTCGCAACCGAAGCGCGCTTGAACAAAATCTACGATGCGGCCAAACTTGGCCTCAAAGGCGACGCATTGGCGTTGGCGTCCGGCATGTTGCCGACCGAGTACCGGCAACTGTGCGAGCTAGACCCCATCGCAGACATGGCGGCGCAAAAAGGCAAAGCCGACGGCGAACTGGAGATGTCCCAGTGTCTGCACAAGGCGGCCAAGGAAGGCGACGCCAAGGCAGCCTTAGCCATCCTGCAACACTCACACGGCTGGGTGGCCAAGCAGTCCATCAGCATAGATGTTGATCAGCGCATCAGTATCATCGGCGCGCTACGCCAAGCCGAGTCACGGGTCATTGATGTAATCGCCCACGAACCAAGTCCTACGTTACAACCGAAGCTAAATGCAGAACACCATATACAGCGCTGAAGACGAGCAAGAACTTATGGCCAGGCTTTGGAGTCCGGCCATCAAGGACAACCCGCTGGCGTTTGTGATGTTTGCGTTTCCATGGGGCGTCAAGGGTACGCCGCTGGAAAACTTCAGCGGCCCGCGCCGTTGGCAGCGCGAGGTGCTGCTGGACATCGCGGAGCACATCCGACTCAACCAAAGCAAGCTGGACTTTGATGTGCTGCAAGAAGCAATCTCGTCTGGCCGTGGTATTGGCAAGTCGGCGTTGGTCAGTTGGGTGACCATCTGGATGCTGGCCACAAGGATTGGCTCGACGACCATCATCTCGGCCAACTCGGAAAGCCAGCTCCGCAGTATCACCTGGGCCGAAATCACCAAGTGGCTGGCAATGTCGATCAACAGCCACTGGTTTGAGGTGTCAGCCACCCGAGTAATGCCCGCCAAATGGCTGACCGAGCTGGTGGAGCGCGATTTGAAGAAGGGCACCAGGTACTGGGGCGTAGAAGGGCGGCTGTGGTCAGCGGAAAACCCCGACGCGTACGCTGGCGTACACAACTTCGACGGTGTTTTGGTGATTTTTGACGAGGCAAGCGGTATTGACGACTCAATTTGGGCCGTTACTGGCGGTTTTTTCACAGAAAATACGCCAAATCGCTTCTGGCTGGCTTTTAGCAACCCGCGCCGCAACACTGGGTACTTCTACGAAGCGTTCAACAGCAAGCGCGAGTTCTGGAAAAGCCGCGTGGTAGACGCCAGAACGGTCGAAGGCACCGACAAACAGGTGTATGAGCGGATCATCGCTGAATATGGGCCGGACTCGGCGCAAGCGCACGTCGAGGTGTACGGCATGTTCCCCAACGCGGGGGACGACCAGTTCATCGGGGCTGACATTGTGGACGACGCCATGAAGCGGACGAAATATCAGGATCAATCAGCGCCAATCGTAATCGGCGTCGATCCGGCACGGTTTGGCGCGGACGCTACGGTCATCGCGGTGCGGCAGGGTCGGGACATCGTGAAGATCATGCGGCACAGGGGCGACGACACCATGACGGTAGTCGGGCACGTGATCGAAGCGATTGACGAGTTCAAGCCGACGCTGGTGGTGATCGACGAAGGTGGCCTGGGCGCTGGCATCGTGGATCGGCTGAAGGAGCAGCGGTACAAGATCAAGGGTGTGAACTTCGGAAATAAAGCCAAGAACCCGATCATGTACGGCAATATGAGGGCACAGATGTGGGGCGACATGCGCGAATGGTTGAAGACGGCCAGTATTCCGAACGACAGGTTCTTGAAAACTGACCTGATTTCGCCTATGATGAAGCCTGACTCACGGGGAACGATCTTCTTGGAAAGCAAAAAGGACATGAAGTCGCGGGGGCTGGCGTCGCCTGACGCAGCCGACGCAATTGCTGTTACATTTGCATTTCCTGTAGCGCACCGCGAGTATACTGAGCCAACGCGCCGGATAAACTCGCAGGGCAGCAGCGTATCAACTTCATGGATGGGATCATGACAAAAAAGGTATCACTGTCAGTAGGTCGCGGCGAGAAACTGCCCACATCCAAGGGCGCTGGCCTGACGGAAAAAGGTCGTGCCAAGTACAACGCGGCAACGGGTTCTAACCTCAAAGCGCCAGCACCCAACCCT